GACGATTTTTGATACAGTTTCTTTAAGTCATACTTTAGATACTCATATATTTTCTTTAGGTATTTAATAATTTACTTGTTTTTTTACATTAGATATGTGAAAAAACAAGTAAAAATAGGCGGTATTGCCATTGTATATAATATATACTGTGTCTCATTCAATTTATCCACCGCCCGCCCACCTACTTGAATAAATTAAATGATTTCTTCTTTTTTTACAAATTAAATAAAATCATTGTTTTTTATTGGTAGCGGGGTTGCGGGTTGCGGGTTTAAAAAATGCTCTCTACAGCTATATATAAAAATATTATATATTATAAATTTATTTAATTTTTTTTTATACTTAGAACGATGGTTTTTTATACCCGCTACCCGCAACCCCGCTACCCAGAATTTGATTTTATTTATTATTATACTTTACTTTCCTCAGAATATGATTTCATAAAAATGATACCACCTTAATATTTATTTAAACAAACATCACAAATAAAACCAGTTCTAGAATATATATTATCTTGAACTTTTTCAAAACAAAATTCACAAATATGATTATCACAAAAATTACAAAATTCACCAATATTTTCAACAGTTATAACTAAATCACATAAATAACATTTATTCATTATAAATTAAACTAGATATTTTATATTTAATAAACTATTAATAAATAATTCATTAAATTAAAGCAACAATAACCAAACCAATTTTTACTATACCAACTTTAGAACAAACAATTAATATTAAATCATTTCTTATCTCATTATATATTTCACTAACTACTATGTTTAAACAGGTTTTGAAACCACTTTTTTTAATAAGTTCCATAATTTCTTAGATCTTTTTATTTTACTAATCAAACCATTTGACCAAAGAAAATCAACAGATGATCCAAGCAATTTACATTCAGGTTCGCTTAAAGAGAATAACTGCTTAAACAAGTCAATTACAAATTCTTTTTTATTTACCTTATCACTTTTAACAATTACTTCTTCTACAATTTTACAAACAAATAATAAAAACTCATTACATTGCTTTAAAATATGATTTGGTGGATATTCAACAATTTTTTGTTTTAATAGTGCTAGAATATCTGCAAATTTTTGAACCTTCAATAAATTATTTTTAGGATTAATTAAATCCACATTAACTTTAGACGCCAACCGATCAACTGACATTGTATATATTAATACTTAGATTATTTTTTTTTAGATTTATTTTTTCTAACTACTGCTTTTTGTGCTTTAGTAGGTTTTACATTTAATGGTAAAATATATTCTCCTGAATGTGCTACGATTTTAATTGCTTTTCCTTTCTTTCCTGGAACTCTACCACCTGTTTTAAAAGCCAATAAAGCTGGGGCGGCTTCTAAAGCATATGTGGCTGCTGCTTTACCTAAAACAGTACCTGCTCCAACTCCTACAGCTTTTGTAGCTTCTCCGGATGCATTTTGTAAACTTCTACCAACTTTTTTAAAAAAGGTTTTTGCGGTCATATATATTATAACTTAGATATTTTTATTTTAAAGTATTATTTCATTAGATTTTTTTTTGTATATTGCTAGTTCATTAAGTTTTTTCATTAATTGTTCACGTTCTAGGGTTTTGACATTTATTTCATTTTTCAAAGTTTTTTTTTTTGTTGTATTCTTTCTTTTATCCGTTAAGGTTTGTTCATGATATATAGATTCTAAAATAATGATTTCATTTTTTTTGTTTACTATTTCTTCATCTATTTTTATAATCTTTTCTCTAAGTTTTTTTCTGTCTCTTGATGATTTTTCTATTTCTGCTGTAGTTTTTTTTATAGGTTTTATTATAGTTTCAGGTTGTTCAGGTTGTTCATGTTGTTCAGGTTGTTCAGGTTGTTCGGGCTGATTTTTTTTATAAATACTTGAAATTGTTTCTGGTTCTTGTTTACTTAAAATTGGCTCATTTTCAACTGGTTTTTCATATTGTATATTAGTTAAAGGTGTATAAGTTTCTGCTTGAAATACTTTGGGCACTTCTTGTTTAGATTTATTATTAATATATTCTTTTATCATTAATTGTTTATTTGGTTTATATTGTTCAGTTCTTGTTTTTCTTACTTCTTCTGGTGTTGGTTGTGCTGGTTGTGGTGGTTTTCCATATTGTGAAACCAATTTATTAATTTTCTCATCAAATGTTTTATTTATTTGTTCGGTTAGAGTTGGTATGTTTTCTTGTTTACCTTCTTTATTAAACATTTGAGGCACTAATTTATCAGTTTGCGATGTATAAATATATTGTGGTGTTGGTAATTGCTGCACATTTCTTCTTGGTTGAGATGGTGCTTCTCTTGGCTTTCTTGTTGGTTTATGAATATTAACATTAACTATTTGCATTTGTTTTTGTTTTTGTTTTTGTTTTTGTTTACTTTTAATTTTATTAATCCTTTTTTTTGACATATATAATATAAGTTAGAAATTAATATATCTGCCATACAAAATTACCTGCTGATACTTCTAATGTAAAAAGGTTGATAATAGTTTCAATCCCACCCAATGCTGAAGCGGTTGATGTTCCTGTAATACTTCCATAAGTTCTAATTAAATTACTACCACTAGCAGTAAATGTAACAGTGTTTGTTATAGAACCTGTTTTAATTACATTAAAAGTAAATCCTGCTTGTGTTGAAAGAGTTAATGCTGGTAGAGTTATATTTATACCAGTTGCTCCTGTTGATGTAAGCATTATTGTTTGTTCTAATGGCAAGGATAAAGTTACTGACGTTGATGAAACAGTTCTAACTTCATTTAAATATTGAAATTGTTTATGTTTTATTCTTGAATTTATATTAAATATAGTTGTAAAAACCGATGAAGAACAAAAATTAACGATTGCTGATGTTAAATTACTAAATAATCCAATTGTTCCCGTAGTAAGTGCTAAAAATAAGTTTAATCCTGTTGCGTTTGGACAATTTATACTAGCAGTTCCTGTAAAAGATAAATCTAAATTTTTACAAGTTAGTAGTTCTGTAATTGTTGTTGGAGTATTGATTGTAGTTAATGCTGATGAAATTGTTAATGCGGTGCTTGTAACAGGGGCTGGACTACTACCATCAGTAACTTTGAATTTATAAGTTGTGTTTGTAGTATTTTCAGGGTCAAATGTCATATCATTTCCTATAACACCAACACTCATACTTAGCGTTGATAATGGTGTTGTATCATTTAAATATAAATTACCACCAACGACGGCATCACCCCCTATATCTACGCTGGTTTTATTTATTACTAACGGAACAAATGAACCTGATTCGTTAATTTGAAAAATAAAATCGCCATTGGTTGAGCCATTATTAGTAAATCTACAACTATCTCCCTCTTGGTTTATGGTTGTTATTTTATTAGGTGTTACACCATAAACGCTCTCTACAATATTTAAATTACATAAAATATTAATATTATTACTCCTAGCACCAATATTTATTATAGCACCTCCAGTAAAAGTATCTAAATTGGTAAATATATTATTTGTTCCACCGAGAACTACTGGACTTGTGATATTATTACTTATTAATGATGCCGAACAAGTTATATTATTAGAAAATGTGACAACTCCGGCAAAAGTTGATGTTCCGGGTCCTACGTCTAAAGCAATTCCGCCGTATAATTGAACTCTACTTCCAAAGTATTTACTACCATATATATTCTGTGCTGTTGATAAATTGACAAAATTATTATCGACATAATCCTTTCTAACAAGATGATTATTTGCGGTAGGATTAGCGACATTACTAATTGGCGTAAAATTGTTAAACGTTGCTTGTCCATTAAATATATTATTATTTGTAAATGTGTTTTCTATTGCTAATCTTGGATATAATAAATTATTTTCGTCTCGGTCAAATGTTGAATAATCGCCGATTTCTATCCAGTATGTGGTTGTTCCGGAAAATCCAACCGCTAACCTACACGTTCTTTTGTCGATTGGAAAAATTGAAGTATTTGTCGTAAATCCTGTTGATATATTATTTAAAGCAAAAATTTGGTCAGTTCCAGTTGTATTAAATTGAACGCTAAAATTAGTTGCGTTTGCTTTTACAAAAGTAAATATTTTTCCTCTTTCATTCGCATTTAATGCTGGCAATGTAACTATCATACTCGTTCCAGACGAAATCCTTACTGCGATAGTCGGAGACATCATTTGTAGTGTTAATGTTAAAGAATTCGTTGCGGTTGGATTTGTCCATTCACGTAGTTTTAATCTATCATATGTTGAAAACTCAGTAAGTTCTACCCAAAATGTAAGTGTTTGATAATATCCAATATACAATTTCATCATTACTTTGTCGGCACTTAATATATTTGTGCTTGATGAAACTGGAGTTGATATGTTAGTTGCTTCCACAATATTTTGCCCCGTATACGCATTTACCGTACAATTTGTAGTGTTGTTTGTTTTTAAAAAATAAAATATCATACCTCTTTCATTTGCGGTCAATTGGGGAAGATTTAATGTCATTGATGTTCCGGAACTTATGCGTAATATAGTTAGTTGTGCCATTGGAAACGTGAGATTAATCGTATTACCTGTGTAGTCATCTATTTCATTCATTTTAAAATTTGTTTTCGTTCTTAAACTTCCTGTAAAATTACTTATACCTCGTATCGTATTTGTGGCGTTGGCTGACCCGATCGTAAGCGTTCCTGAAACACCTAATGCCGGAGCAAGCGTTATATCAGCATTTTGAGCATTGCCACATATTTGAACACTTGCTGTTGAACTACCACCACGAAAATTTGATGATTGAACAATAGTTCCGTTTATCGTTCCAGCACAATTTATTGTATTTGATGATGAACCTAAATTTATTGTTCCTGCGGTCATAGTCGTATAAATATTTTTATTAGAAGTAAGATTTATAGCGGTTAGGTTGTCGCTTAATAATGATGCCGAACAAGTTAAATTATTTGTAAATGTTTTCAATCCATTTATATTTTGTGTTAAAGTATTTGTTCTATCTACAAAATTATCATCTACATACGATTTATTAACAATTGATGTATTATTAACAGGGTTTTCCGCCGTGCATCCTATTAACTGACTTTTAAAATAAGTTTGACTATTATCAATAATTGCTAAATTTGTTAATGGTACAGTGCTTGATTTATTCCAAAAATTAAAACCACCTTTTGTTATATTATATGTTGACTGAAAATTAGTAAAATCTGTTGCTCCGTTTCCTGATGAATTACCATACGAAATTAATGTTCCGTATTCTGATGATACTAACGTTGGGATGGTATATGGTCCAGTTGTATTACTCCTAAACTCTCCACGACATGTAAAAATACCAGAAGTTAATGTTGATGAAATAATATCATCACAATTTAAATCACCATTTTCTAAAGTGGCTGTACCATCACTGATCGTGATTATGCCATTCATACTTCTACTATTAATTAATATATTTGTACTCATATTAATTAATACTAGATAATTTTTCTTATATATATATTTTTATTCGCATTCTTCAAATGATAATATTAAAACATATGATGCAATACTTAATGGAATTGTATTATCGTCAGTCCATACACTTGGTGGATTTAAATTATTAATTATTTTAACATTGAAATTATTTTGTCTTGGTCTTAATAAATATATTGGATTATTAAAATTTTTATCAGATCTTAAATATGCCAAATGAGCATTAATATCTACAGTTTGTGGAAATATTAATCCTAAAATATTTGATGATGTCGCCTGATATGATGTTAATGATTGTTGACTTGCAATTTGTTTTCCTTGATTTAAAAAATCAATTGTAATTATAGGTATATTTGTCATTGTTTGGATTTTATTAGTTTCACTAATAAAACTAAAAGTTAATTTAAAATTTTTATCTGGTAAAATTGCAGACCAGTCAATATAATAATTTTTATCATTATTTAGATTTGCAGCTGTATCAGTTGTACAAAATGTACTGTTTAAAACAACGTTATAATTTTTTCTACTCATATATATAATTAACTAGATTATATTTTTTTATATTTTATTTTTTTCTTTCTAAATTAGAAATGGGTGCAGGTTTTTCTTGTGGCATTGGGTTTGGATAACCAATTCTAGGTGGAATAAATGGAATTACACCAACTCTACCGAATGAACCTTTTCTAAGTGTGTCTTTACCAATTTGATAACTGGGATGAGCATGAACTTGTCTTACAAATGACATTTATATAATATTACTTAGATATTAATTTTTAAACTATTATTTAATTATACAATATTTCATCGAAATTTTTAAACAGTCTTGCAGAATCCGTATTCATAAATAAAAAATTATAAGGTTCATCAAAAACAAATTTTCTGATTGTTGTTATATCATCTTTTGGAATTTCTATATGTTCTTCAAATATTAAATTTAATTCTTGGATACTTACTTTAAATATAAATATATTTGAGAAGAGCTTACGAATATCGCGTTCAATGCTTAAATATGTTTGACATAAAAAAAATAAACTAGTTCTTAAATGGCGTCTATTATATATTAACTGTTTTAGTAATTTCTTTACATCACCATCCTTTAAACTTGCTGTCATATCATCTATTATAATTGCGCTACAATATTTAGAATCATCACTCTTAATCTTTTCTAAGCAATCATTTAATGTTTCATATGTTAGTTCATCATATTTATTTGGTAGATCTTCAAATATATTATCTTTTAAACTGGCTGTTGAGTGGCTGGGCTGAAATAGATAAATCGTGTGATAGACTTTTTTTAATAATAATTTACTCTGGAACCAACTTGTCATGGTTGATGTTTTCCCGCTCCCTGGCTTACCTATTAATAAATTTGTTGAATGACAGTTTAAAAACTTACTTAAATCATATTCATTTAATTTTTCATGTAATGGATCATCACAAATCATTTTTGTTACCTTTAATTTAGGTTTTTTATTAATTTTTAAATTCATTTTATTATATTAGAGGAGAATTTATTTTATAAACTGGTTTAAACTTTGACTGATGACTGTTTGTTAACCATATCGATTTCAATCAATGCATCATAAGCAAGAATTAAATTACATTGCCTAGTAATCGTTGTCAGATATGTTGATTCTGTATTAACGGTAATATTTGAATTATTTGTTGAAATACCTGTTAAAAGGGCGTTTGAATTAAGCTTCTGTAGATTAAAACCGACATAAAATTTAGCTGGTGTAAACGATGTGTGTGCAGTACTGGCTTCGGTAATTTCAAATTCAACTTTATTGATTGCCACATTATTTACTCTATCATAAACACTTCCCATTACTTTTTTAAATTCTACAAGCATTGCTGCTTTATTATTAACCATTGAATATGGTTTCTGCGGATATTGAACACCTGATACATTCAGTGATATACTACCAGTACTATTTGAATAATCAACAGAGTCAAATAACTTATTAAGTCCACCACTAAACAAAACTATTGCGGCTTTTACGGATGCATAACGTTGATTGAAAATATAAGATTGAGACCCACTTGTGCCTATTGGTATTCCTGCTGCTGAATTTGAAAATGATTGACTTTTAATATAAATTTTATCACCCATTCCACGAACCATAGCATCAACTTCTGAACCAAGTTCAATAAAGTCAAAACACAATTCAACATTTGTTAAATTAAAAGTTGTCACATTTGCTGCTGTTGATGTAAGAAGCATATTTGCAAGTGCATCAAGTGTAAAAATCATTGAAACAGTAGGCATAGCAAATAGTGGAATTAATTTATCCACAACATTTGTTAAAAGACAAGGAATTGGTCCTGCAACCGAAAAAGATGCTAATGTAGCTGATGCTGCAATTACTCTACTATCCATTTCTTCAGTAGTCACTGTTCCTGAACCTGAAAAACCTAAATTAATATAATTACCATACTTTTGAGCCCAATCCATCGTTCCATTTGTTAACATGTTACAAACTTGATTATAATTGTTAATAGAATCAACAGTAACACTTCCAAATTGCGTTTCAAGACGTTGAATGGGGGTATAAAATGGAGTGCCTAACATAGTTGCACCTCCTACTGAAATAATTGTTGAAACATTATATCTTAAATAAACAGAATCAGGAATTAAATATCCACGGTTAGGAAATTGAAATTGAATTTGACTGGCTGCGGGGAAAACTGATCCGTTTGTTGGGTTGAGTGCTACGGAATATCTTGTTGCGTTTTCTGGTAAGCTTGGTAAAACTTCTCCATAATTGACAGAACTTGGTAAACTATTCATATATATTATTAATTAGATAATTATTTTTATACTTTAATTTCATTATTTTCGTTTGAATATATAAAAAATTCTAAATCATCAGTTGATACGGGGTTTAATTGTGGTTGCTCAGGTGGTTGATCATTGTTTTGAGGTGGAATTAAATTACTTAATATTTTATTTTGATTTTTTAATATATCATTTAATTGAGTATTTGAATTATTTAGAGGTTTTTCTATTGTAAATTCTAATAAAAATGTCAATTGAAAATCAATATTATTAAAATTAATTAAATTATCATCTTGATCTGTCAATTGAATATCAATTTCATCTACTGTATCACCTCTTAAAGTAAATTTATTAAATGATTTATTTTCATAAATAATTAAACTAAATGAAGGTTGATCAACTGGAATACAAGCAATTAAATTACTATTACCATTATTGGCAGAGTCTAAATTATATGAATTTAAATTAATACTAGATATTTTTATTTTTGTTATTCCTAATAAATTTAATGGATAATCACCATTAATAATAAATGAGGTTGACGAATGATTAGAAATGAATAAACCTAATATATTAAACATTGTTGACCCTGATGAAATAAAAATATAATTAACAGTTGATAAAAATTTTATTACACCATTTAATTTATTTAAACTTATTGTAAATGTATGTCCATTTAATAAAAACTTTGATGTAAGTTCAACGGCTAGAGAATTAAAATTATAATTTCCAACTTGTGCGGTGATGGTATAATTAATTGATGATATTTGATAGATTAAAACATTATTTGTATAGTTGACATTATAAAAACTAACTGGAATACAAGCATCCAATAATTGGAACTGAACTTTTTTTATAAATGTTTGATTTGCTTTAACTAAGCCTGGAAAATTAAATACTACATCTGAATTAAATGTTGAATTATTCTTTATTGATGCATTTGATGAATTTATATTTATTATTCTTGATTCTATTTCATTATCCATATTATAATTAATTAGAAAATTATTATTTATTGCTCATATTTTGAATTGCTATTTCATATTTCAGATTCTCTTTTTTTCTTAATTCTTTTAATTTATCCATTATCTGATCTTTCTCATCTTGTGGTAAGTTATCATTATTCATTAAATATATTATATGGCTCATGTAGTCATCTTTAATATTTAATACCTTTTTGACATTTTCAATTGGTGTTTTATTTATATCTTTTTCTGTTAAAAAATTAATTTTATTAAACATATATATATTATATAAGATATATATTTTTAAATTCGTTTCTTATAAAATTTATATAATTTAAAGATAATTAATATCATGTGATGCTATAGGATTCCAAGAACCTGAAACAGTTTCTTTATCTCCTCGTTGATATTGACCTAAAAAGCTTGGTATATCTAATGGCGTTCTGTAATCGTGTTGTGATTTAGGTATATTTGAAAATACTGATGGAAAACCAGCTAGTTTATTATATGTGTATACATCTGAACCTTTTGTTGCTCCTTTTTCTGCTAGATATCCACCAAGGCTATGTCCCGTCAATGTTGCATCAACTCCATATTTATCTTTTGTTGCTTTTGCTAGTTCTTTTGCTTCTTTTACTCTTGTTGTATTGGTATAACCTAAATACCCCGCTGGATCTTCTATTAACCAATCTGATAATCTTGTTGATCCTCTTTGTGCTATTATTGGTTGACCTTCTCTGTTTAGAAATACTTTTTGTTGCATTGATGATAACTGTGGATCATAACTATAACCTTGTCTTTCTTTTAGATATGCTGCTGCTTGCTTCTGTGGCATATAAGAAGCTTTTAATACATCTTTCAGTTCTGATTTATTCATATATATTATAATTAGATAATTTTTTAAACAAATGTAAATTTTGGTGCAAAATCAGGGACTAATTTTTCTTGTGGTTGTTCAACTTTGGGTTCTTTAGATTTTGATTTCTTTCTTAATACTTTTTCAACTATTTCATTCGGAATATCAATATCACTATCATCATCATTTAAAATAGCTGCTCTCACTATTTGTTTCTTTTTTAGTGCTAATCCTTTTTTAATAATTTTTTCTTCATCTATCTTCTTTTGTTCTGCCTTTTTTAATTCTTTTTCTGCTTTTCTCATTTGTCTATTTTCTTCTCTTTTTTCTAAAGCTGCTTTAAATACTTCTATTTGTCTCGGTGTTCTTTCTCTTTTAACTAATGGTTTCTCTCTTGGTTTATATTGTTTAGGGGCTTTTTTTGGTTGCTCTTCTTCTTCTTCTTCGGTTTCACTAAATAATTCATGTACTTCTTCTTTTTCTTCTGATTCCTCTTCAACTGGTGGTGGTGGTTTTCTCTTTGATACGGTTGCAGCTGCTGGTGGTGGAGTTGGTGGAGTTGGTTTTTTTACTTTTTTTAGTGGGTTTTTACTAGCTTCAATAGCTGATTTTATAGGAATAATAGTTTCTTTTTTTGATGGCATTTTTTCTTATATATATAAAACTAGATATTTTATTTTTATAAGAATTTTATAATTTTATTGTATTATATAAGAAATTAAATATTAATAATATATAATGGAAAGGAAAGAATATGTTAAAAAATATAATAAAGAATATTATATAAATAAAAATGATAAATTAAAAGAACATATGAAACAATATTATATTGATAATTTACAAAAAATAAAAAGTAATAGTTTAAATTATTATTATCAAAATAAAGAAAAAATAAAAGCTAGACAAAATGCATATTTTAAAGAAGTTTATTATAAAAATAATCTTGATAAGTTTAAAATTAAAAATAGTGATTATCATAAAAAAAAGAAACTAATAGAAAGTTTAAATGATAGAAATATTGAAATAAATAAAAATATAACTGTGACTTTTTAATTTCTAGAATAATTTATATAATGTTATTAAAAATTGAAAAAAGTAATAGATTAAATAAAAGATATATGGCTATATTTTCCAATGGTAAAAAAATTCACTTTGGATTAAAAGGTGGTTCAACATATATTGATCATTATGATGTTTTAAAAAGATCTAATTATTTAAAAAGACACGAAGTAAATGAAAAATGGGATGACCCATACAAGGCGGGCACATTGAGTGCTTACTTATTATGGGGAAATAATACAAGTTTGAAAGACAATATAAAAGATTTTAATAAAGTGTTTTTTTAATTTCTAAAATAATATATATAATGTCAAATAAGTGGATTGAGCATGTGAAAAAGTTTGCTAAAGAAAATGGTCTGAGTTATGGTTGCGCGATGTCAAATCCTAGGTTAAAAGATGGATATGTTCCATCAGTAAAAATGACTAGTCGGGAAAAGAAACAAATAAAAGTTGATGCTATGAATAAAACCATAGTCAGTAGCCTATTAAAACGTATCAAAAATATGACAAGTGATGACCGCCCCTTGGTATTGATGAAATTTAACGCCGCCTCCCAGCCTATAAAAGACACTATAAAAGAACAATATCCAAAATATTTTAATAAGTTATTTAATAAATAGTTTAAGGTGTCAGGGTGTCAGGGATGACAGGGACGACCATGGGTTTAAACTCATATATATTTTAAATGAAAAAAATTAAAAAAAAATAAAGTTTTCCTATAGCCAATTTTAAAAAAGGTCGTCATCCCCGTCATCCCCGTCATCCATCACAAATTATTATATATTTATTTATTTATTTAATTAAAAATAGAAGCTATATAGATGTAATATATAAATAAAATTATAAATTAAAAAATTGCATCGATGACGGGGTTGATGACGACCTTTAGAAAGATGACGGGGTTGAAAAATAAAAATAAAAATCTAATGTATATTAATGACTTTTTTATGGAAAATAAGAATAATATACAAATTTATGGTCATATTTTATATATTATTGTTTTAATATTTTATATTAATAATTAATAAAATTATTAATAAAAAATTATACATCTAACCCGTTTACTTCTTCATCATCAGTTTCATCTCCATCTTCTACAAATTCAATATTATATTTATTAGTTAAAAATAATTTTACTTCTTTTTTATTAAATAAAATATATCTCGCTGTTTTTGTTCTTTTGTTTTCTGTTCCGTTAATCTTTTTTAAATCCATCATAAATTTGGTCAATGACATTATGCATTTAAAATTAAATTTAGTAACATAATCATTAAAATCTGTAAATAATTTAGTGGATGATACTTCAATATAATCTCTATCATCATTATTTTTATTAATAAATTGTTCTAAAAATATAATTAATGTTGGTTTGTTCATTTCTTGTAAATCATTATAAAAATTTGTCTTAGGTCTTTTATTTGTAAAATCATAATTTTCAGTTTTAATATCCATTAAATAATTATAAAAAGCTTTATCAAAATGACCACTATTTATTTCAGCTCTTAAAGCATCAAAATATTCTTTATTATTACATATTAAATTATTGCATTCAATACCACAAAACCGGCGATCATCAATCGGCACTTTAACTGGGTTGTCATTATTAGTCAAATAAATATACCCAATATGATTTGTATTTTTATACGGTTTCATTCCTTTATGCTCAATCGTATTATATTCAGCAGTTATTGCACATTTAATATTTTCATTAATTTGAAATGTATCTTTTCCACTTGTTTCATTGACTACAATTAATATTTTATTTTCTAGTGAGGATGTGAATTTACCAAATAATAATTCAGGCTTTTCAGTATTAAAATAATATTCAGAACCAAATATTTTATTACCTAAATAATTAAAAAATAAATCTTTACCAGCTCCCTCATTAGATTTAAATATTAATGCAGTATTAGTTAATTCAAATGGTCTTTTTAATTTTCTTGAAAAATATTTAATAACATAATCAAAAACAATATCATCATTATTACATAAATTTTTAATATGTTTAATAATTAATGAGTCAGCAATATCAACATCATAAAGTTTTTTATTTTCAGCTTCATATCCTGTAAATGTATTATAAACATTATGGGGGGCATTTTGCATCGGTAAAAAATCTAATTTATCATATGTTCTCATATTTGGGTCAACTAACCAATCATCAATAAAAGAACTTAAAACCATTTTTTGTTGATGTTCATTCCATTTCATATATAATAAATTTTCATAAACATCTTTAAAATCTTTTTTACATCTTTTTAATATTTCATTTTTATTATCTATTGTAATAAACATAATCGGATTAATAACCTTAAAATTATTTAATTCAAAATTATTTTTAATTAATAAATAATTATTTTTACTTTCAATTGTTTTATCATTATTTTCAATAAGTTGTTTTTTGTTAAAAAGTTGTTTATATAAAATTGGGTTTTCTTCTTTTGCTATTTTTTTTAAACTACCAATTTTTAATCCATTATCTTTTGGTTTGATGTTTTTATAAAAATTACTTACTTTGTTATAATCATAATTAGAACTTAGTTTAGACCATTCATTTAATGTTTCAAATCCATTAAATCCCATCTCATTATTAATTATTAATGCAACATTCATCCAAGTGTCATAATTATCTGATTTAATGCATTTCAAACATTTATCAATAGTTTCTGAAATACCTTTGTTATCATTATTTAATGGTTGTTGAATTGGTTTAACTTCTTCTACATCATCTTCAATAATTTCAACTGCATTATCAGTATATTCAATAATAAAATCTTCTAACTTACCATTAATAATTGTATGTTCTATTGTTTTTACTAAATTAGTTTGATAAGGTAGCCTAAACCAATGACTAGAATATATAGATAAATCAATATATTGTCTGAATTCATCAAACTTTTTATGACTTAATTTCTTTTTTAATATCTTTGGTGTTGATTCTATTGACGGAATACACCAATGATAGGATAACTCATTTTCTTTTATGGATAATGAATAAGAAATTTGTTCTTTCTTAACATCATAAAAATAAGAAATTAAATTGATAAATTTGTTAAATATGGCTTCAGATGGAATATGATCTAAATCACCATATAATATTGATGGTTTATTTGGATTCACTCTAATATGATATCCGCGATTTCTTTCTAGTTTTTTTAATATCTTATTAATTGAACCAGTATAAGAATCGCAATCAAATGTACCATCACTATTTTTAGTAATATTGTAAGTTGGGAGTTTGTAAAGGATAAATGTATTTGTTGTCATATATACTACATTAGAAAATAATCTTTAAATATATTTTTAAATTTTTAAACATTTTTTTAATATTTAAAAATCTAAACTTTTTTCTACCATAACTTTTAATAATTTTTCTTTTTTTTTCAGATAATATTGACGTTTTTGTATTGATACTTTTTCTTTAAAATTAACATCATCTTTTATTTTATCATAATACTTTTTAGAACTTTTTTTTTACTTTCAACATATTCTGGGTTGTGTTTAATCTTTTGGTGATATTTTTGTTTTGCTCTTTGTAAGGCTGTTAAATCGTCTTTTTTAGTTTGTTCCATATATCATATATTAGAAAATATTCTTTAAATCAATTTTATTTATATAATTTATTTTGGTCATCATATTCAATATTATATTTTAAAAGAGTTGATTCTCTAGGAACTCCACCATTATTCATAGTTCTGATTACATCACGTCTTCTCTTCTTATATAATAAATCATCAACTTCTTTATGACAATCTTTTTTAATTTCATATATTTTGGTCTGTAATTCAATTATTTTATTCGGTTGGTTTTGTACTGTTTCTTCATTTGTTACTTTTAAATAATTTCTCATACTTGTGAGAACTGAATGGCGCATCATATATGCCAATTTTTCTCTTTCACCAATTGATTTGTGATGATCATAAAACCAATTAATATATGATGAACGCATGATATCATTATTAATCGCATTAACTTTTGTTATATCTCTCAACCAATTTAATAATGTTGGTTGTGTTATTGGTTTTTCATTAATTTCAAATAAATATGTGCGGGGGTATTTAGTATAACTATCTATAATTAAATCAACTAGTTTTTTATTATTTATATTTATAATACTTAATTTTTTATTCATATTATAGACTTTGGTTTTACTAACTTTATCATTATTAATAATATATGAAACTGTAATAGGTTTACGCCTATTAATTCTAATAAAATTATTTATTTTATCATTATCTTTTTCTCTAAAAATAAATTTACTATTAATATAATATGATGTTCTTACTGGTGGTTGATATGTTAATAAACAAAGTAATAAATATTTATAATGCTCATTAATAGTTTTAATATTGTTATAATCAATAGTATTTAATACATTCATAAAATATTGGTGATCTCTGTAATTTTCCTGTTCTTTTGGGTCCTGCTCATTTTTTGATTCTTCTTCGCGATTTTGTTGCATATATTCGTAACCACGTGAACTATACATTTTACCATATCTTAAATCGTTTGATGATTTTAAATATTTAGCACACATGAACAAGAGAGCCTCTTTTGTTTTATCGGCCCAATTTTCATTATTTTCTATCAATGTCATAATCGCTCTTTTATTATCATCAATAAAAGTAAATTCATCTAAATCTTTTAATTTCTTTTTCAAATAAGAATATAACATACTATAACGTGCCTCATCCGATTTTGACCAATCAGACCATGTTTTATTTTTCATATATATATTATTAGATTATTTTTTTAAATCGTCTTTTTAAAAATAATCAATTGGACTTGTAATATTAGTTTCAATATAGTTTTTGTCAAGATATTTTATATTAATTTCATTCATTTCTTCTTCTGATATATGACCAAATATAACATTTTTAAATAATGTACTTTTAAGGTGTTCTATTCTTTCAGTTACTATTTTTTTATATTTTTTATTAGTTTCTTTATTTTTTAACAACGATGCATTATTTTTAAGGTTGTAAATAAAATCTTCATTATTTATTTCCATAATATATATTCTATAGATTTTTTTTAAATGTTATTCTATATAAAACATATAGATTAATATATATATATGAAATCAATTTATTTACCAAATGAAATAATTAATAAAATATTATCATATAGACATGCACATCCACTTGTTGCGGTTTTAAATCAAGAATGGTATTTATTAATAAATATAAAAATGCATTATGAAACTGGAAATGATGATTTTTTATTAAATTTTGTTGAGGATAGATGGCATTATTGTTTTGTACGGTTTGATAAAATAAAGGGGTAGATATGTCATGGTCGTCATCTTTTCAAAGGTTGTCATCAACCCCGTCATTGATGGATATTTGAGAATTTTATATTTATATAGTTCTTACATCTATATAGTTTCTATTTTGAATTAATTAAATAAATAAATATATAATAATTTGTGATGGATGACAAGGATGACTTGGATGACAACCTTTTTTAAAATTGGCTATAAGAAAACATTTATTTTTTATTGTATTTTTCATTTAAAATATATATGAATATAAACCCATGGTCGTCCCTGTCATCCCTGACACCATATATATAACATTTTTATTTGTGAAAAAAGAAGAAATCATTTAATTTATTCAAGTAGGTGGGCGGGCGGTGGATAAATTGAATGAGACACAATATATATTATATACAATTTATCCACCGCCTATTTTTACTTGTTTTTTCACATATCTAATGTAAAAAAACAAGTAAATTATTAAATACCTAAAGAAAATATATGAGTATCTAAAGTATGACTTAAAGAAACTGTATCAAAAATCGTC